TGTCAGTTCTAAACTGAGTCAATCCAAAATCAATTACTATTTGATTAATAGCATCTGTTAGCTTTTTGAATCCAAACAGCCTCATTACAAATACAATGGCATCTCCTCTGTCACCTGAAGAAAAATCTTTAAAAAAGAAATCTCCATACTCATCACTATAAAATACAGAAAATGAAGGATGAACTTCACTTCTTAATGGACTATTAATAGTCTTTTTAGGAATGTCTCCTAAATAATGATGAAATATTTCTCCACCAGTAACTACACTAAGTAGTTCTTTTGAGGTAGCATATCTTCTGTCAGTCACCTCTCTATTTTCTCCAAATCCCATAATAAATAATATTAAAAAAAGGGATGTAACATAGTCACACCCCTTCTTGATTAAAAATAAATTGGAGAAACTACTGGCCCATCCAATTACTGTTGTCAGCAAACTCATCTTGAGCTCCTGAAGCTTGTGCGAATACATCTGTTTGATTACTATTCTCAGCAGAAATTGCAGTAGGATTTACTACAAATTCTCTAATTTCATAATCATCATCTCCAAATTCAACATTACCAAATGCTCCGGCAGCTTTAGAAGCAGCTACATCTTTTGCAAGATATGAATACTTTCCTGCTCTGTTTGAAGACTTAGTGTACTGACGTAAAGTCTTTCTGTTATAAACAGTCTGAACTAATTTACCATCAGCCTTAGTCTTAACACCTAATAATAATCCAATCTTGTTATTAGTATTATTGATGATTCCTGAAAGTAAAGAAGTATCTCCAGAAAAGATTTTAGCCCAGTTCTCAGAAGTAATATACGCATGCGCATTAGATGCATCTGATAACTCTTCAATCTTATAAGGAAGATTCAATAAGTTTACTAAGAAATCAATTAAATGATCCTCACCTCTTTTTGCAACCTTTAATCCTGACGGGTTAAACCACTGCATATTCTCTGGCAAAGTTTTAGACTGAATGTCTTCCTTTGTCAACCAGGTAGTTCTACCAAAGTCATTAATAACCTTGTACTTACCTGTTGCAGATAGGTGATGTGTATCAGCAATGTAGAATTGAGCTTTAGTTGTAATAGAGTTATCCTCATTAGCTAAATATAAGTCAATTCTGTACTGAGGTACAACTCTCTTTCCATCTCCATCTTCAACATCAGTTTCTCCTATGTATTCTGGAGTGAAATTTAATTCTCTACCATAAATAGCTTCTAACTCTGCTTTTGAAGGGTTAACTGCTACTACTTTAAAGTTCTCTACTCCAGTATAATACTTTACTACTGGTCCTTCTTGCACTTCTTGACTTGATCCAAATCCGTTACTCATAATTTTTTTAATTTTAAAATTTAACTTATATTAATTTACTGCCTAATACTTTTAATCACCACTGAGTATCACTTTCAGCTACTGTGGATGTCACTGTAGTTCTACTCAAATTAAAATCACTGTCATTAGACTCAACAGTATCAACAGGAGCAATTTCATCTTGTACCTCTTCAAAAGTTACAGCTTGATCCATAGCTTCTACCGTACCTTGTACAGGAGCTTCTTGGCTAGTCATAATTTCTAAAGAGAAAGATTCAACTCCTTCTGCTTCATGAGGTGTTAAGGAAAATTCATTCTCAAAACTATCATCTAATGAAAAATACGTAGAAATTTCATTTGCAATAGTTGTTGAAGAAATAGCTTTACCTTTTTCTTTTGTTGTCTCAAAGCTTACTTTATTCTTTGAAGTTCTGTATGTGGTCATAGCCGCAACAACTTCACTTCCTAATAAGCTTGCATTTGCAATTAAACCTATAGTTGTCCCTTCTACAAATCCAAATACAATTTGTTGAACTTCTCCCATTTCAAGGTTTAATACTTCAGAAGCCTTTGCATTAAATAATACTCTTCTGCTTCTTCCTCCATCCTTAGATGGCTCTACTGTTATTACAGCACTTTCTGGATACTTTGTTGTTGTTAATGGTGTATTAGATACTCCAAACTTTCTTGCTCCAAAGATAATTACATTTTTACTCATAATCCTGATTTATTTGTGTTAATAATTGTTTTAAAAATTAGAAGATTATCTTAACCCTCTTCATACTTTGTAATAGCTGTTAATACAGAGTTCATGTCATTAGGAATAATATTTCCTGAAAACATATCAGCTGGACTTTTTGCCATATTAGTTGTATTGTTTTGTGTCATAAATCCGTATGATACGTCATTACCTTTCTTTTCAACTACTGTTTCTAAGATAACACTAAACATTCCTTCAGGTTTTACAACATCCTGAACTAATTTACCTCCCGGCACTCCAAATACAGTTCTATCAACTCCATTAAATGATTTAACTTCAGTATGAGCCATAACTATTACAGTTAAGTCATCTCTTAGTCCATCAATCATTTTTAAAGTCTTATACACATTGTCTCCCATTTCTGTAAACTTTGCGTATCCTACCGTCTTAGCCTTTTCCATAAATTCTGCAATCATTGCGTATGTAATAGTATCTATTACAATAGTCTTAATGTCAGGCCTGTTAGCACTAACAAATTTCATTGCACTCTTAATGGCATCCCATCCGGTAGTTTTGAAATAATTACATACATTAGGATCAAAAATTCCTTCAGGAGTTTTCATAAGATAATTTTTCTTCCAACCTCTAAAAGGTGGAGCTTTTTCATCTGGACAAATGATGAATGTTTCTTTAGGATCTAATGTACCTAAAGAGTAAGTTTTACCTGTCCCACTGTAACCAGTTATAAGAATTTTACTTGCCATATTTTATTGTTTTTATTAATAATTAATTGTATTACTTTTCATCATCTTTTGATATAGTTCCAATAACACTTTTAGCTAGTAAAAATGACATCTCTCTAGTTGAGAAATGACTCTCAAGACATGAGGAAACTATTGCTACTGGGTTAGTGCCTGGCTCTGCCTTAGCCATATTATCCTGCAATACCTCAAAGAATACTATATTCCTATCCCCGAAGGTTGACCCTTCAGAGATTAATCCACAAGCTAACTTGTCATCTTCATTACTACTATCATACTCTTTCGAGTAACCATCAATTTCTACTGATGTACTTTTCCTTTTTAGGAAGAAATCTTCTGCCATTATTTAATTGTTTTAAGTTGCTAATATACTAATAATCTGCGAGATACGCAAATTTTTATCTAAATTTCCTCTCTGTAATCTTATAGATTTCTTTCCATTTAGGAAGTCCTGTTAAGCACTTATCATCTATATACAAATCTGCAGATATCTTACGACAGTCTGCACCATAATACTGTATGATATGAGGAAAATTAGAATTAACATAGTGATAAGGGATATCATTTTTATGAAGCCATTTAATAGCGTCTGATAATGCTACCCCCTCTCTACATGTGTTTATTATAATTCCATAACCAGACTGAACTAATCTCTTTATCATTGATCTTGCATTTTTTCTCTGCGGACCTAAATGAGGATAATTGCTCATGCATATAGTTCCATCAAAGTCAATAGATAATATTGCTTTAAAGGGTGTCACGTAACTTATTATTTGAGATGTATTAGTCATAACAGTATGTTTAATTCATTAATTACTAAAATTATTCCTAATACTGCTAAAAGAAATAAAAATACCTTAACCATTGAATCCTTAAACTTACTTGGATCCCATCTAAAGCTCATCCATAGAATGAATATGATAGATAGGACATTGAATATTAATTGCATCATTTTATATTAATTTTAATTGTTTAACTTTTTCTACTACAGCCCCAACTATATTAAATAATAATATTCCAATTATTAAAAATATTGAAGGAGCTAATACTTGTAATTCTATAGGATAAATACCAATATAAATTACAATTAATATTGATTGAACTATTAGTTTTTTCATAATTTTAACTTTTTAACTTTCTCTACTAATTCCTCAATACTACCATCATTCTCAACGACAATGTCAAACTCATAATCATCCAAAGCTGTTTCTGAGGGATGTTCTGTGTATTTTATTACAACATCTTTACTTCTATCGTTAGAAGACATATCCATTATAACACACCCTGTAGATTTCCATGTTTCAGGTCTATTAACCCTAATAACAATACCACCTCTATCTTTAATAGCTTGGACTTCATTAGGAAATCTAACATCTGTTATTATCCAGTTAAGTGAATTTGCCTCAGTCTCGCATAAAGTTATACCTTTGTTTTCTGCCATAGCATTAACTCCACCGCACATACAATTAATACTTTCTCTATCTTTTCTCCAATGTATACAAGGCGTAAATTTTGACTTATAATCAGCAAACAAAGCATTTACCCAAATATTAGGGTGAATAATTTGTCTACCTGCTTCAGTACCTAAAAGTTGCATTAATGTCCTAGGTGTGTGTATTAAAGTTTCATAATTAGCATTGCTATAATGATTGCAAAATTCTTCAGCATCAACTATGTCTGAAAATATTTCTTTGTACTTGCTTCCACCATAATAACCTTCACATGAATAGAATTTCCATTGTTCACCAAGTTCTCTCTCCTTAAACTCTCTATCTTCTAATTGCTCTCTAGTGCAACCAAGAAGTAAACAAGCCATGTCTTTTACCTTACCTGCAAACTTTTTGATTTCGTAAGGGTTAGAAGAATCTACATCACTAGGTGCTGCTATAAAATCCTCAACTGTAAGATGCTGTCCATCTTCAGTATTTTCAATGTCCCATAAAAGTCTTATAATTT